GCTGCTTCTTCTCCGCAGCCACGCGATCCTCGGCCGCTTTCGTGCGAGCCTTTTCAGCCTCTTCAATGTTCTTGATCTCGTTATTGAAGAGCTCCTGCTGCCGGGCTACCTCTTGATTGAAAGCCTCTTGATTCAAGATCCCGGCCCGTGCCTGCTCTTGAGCGGCAGCGATACCTTCTTGAAGCTGGATGGCGGCATCAAATCCGGCTTGGCCAAACTGCTGAGACTTGGCGATCAGCCCGCTGATGCCGTTGTCCACAGCGGTGAACGCAGCCTGAAAGCCTTGGCCGAATCCCTGCTCTAGTGCCTGCTGCTGCTCCTCAAGCTTGGCCTGCAGCTGATCCAACTCTGCCTGACGTGCGGCGGCGGCATCCGCCTGGGCCACGTTGTCGGCAGCACGAGCGGCGGCCAGCTGCTCGGAGACACGGGCCTGCTCGCGCTCGACGGTCAGCAAGTCCTGCTCGAGGCGGGCTGCTTCGTCGTTGGATGTAAGGAGTTGGTCTAGCCTCTTGCGGTCGGCTTCCACCTGAGCCTCAGCGGCGTCGGTAGCGGCCTGTCGGTTCTGCTTCTCCTTGACGAGCTCGCCGTTTAGACGTTCCATAAATCCGTTCATGATCTCGATCTGGTCAGCAGTGAGATTGCCTTCGGCAGCCATCTGCGAGAACGTGGCCAGCGTCTCTTGGGACTGCTGCAGGAACTCAGACGTGCCGCCTTCAGCGGTAGACAAGAACTGGTCAAGGTCCGCAGTAGCGGACGCAAGGTCGGCCTGCACCTGAACCTCTGGAAGGCGAGCGTTTTCAATCTCTGACCGCAGCCCACGAATGAACTGCTGGCCTGCACCCTGGCCTGCGGCCTCAGCATCGCCGCCGCCAGTGAAGATGCTGTTGAACGTGTTGGCTGCGTTGGCCGCAGCGGCTTCCATCTCAGCGGCGTTCCTGCGTGCGGACTCCTCAGATGCGGCGGCGAGCCCGGCCCCGAACTGCTCGAGGTCGTCGCTGACGTAGCTGCCGAGTGCCTCAATGATTTTTCCAAACCCAATCAGCAAGGCGTCGATGCCGATTTGAATGGAGTTAAATACAGCCCTAAACGCTTCCATGCCGCCGATGAGTAATCGGCCGCCAACGTCAAAGACTTGACCAACCTCGGCCAGCGCCGTGGTGATGTCGCCGAAGTTCTGCATGAACGAATCAAACACGCCAGCGAAATACTCGGCACCTTGCAGGAGAACATCAGTGATGGCGTTGGCAATGCCCGTGCCGCCTTCGCCAGTCGTCCCGTTGAACTCCTCGACGAATCTGAGGAACTCATTCGTAACGGCCGTAACCGCTGGGGCAAGATTGCCAATCACCTGCCCGATGATGCCGTTGATGGTGGCGGCCACTAGGTCGAACGCATCGTTCATGTCGGCGACGTTGTTTACTTGCGTCTCGCTGATGATGATGCCAAGTCGCTCGGCCTTTGCTTGAAGCTCCTCGATGCTGGCTGCACCCTCACGAAACAGCGGAGCCAGTGCGGCACCCTGCTTGCCAAAGATGGCAACCGCAGCGGCAGCACGATCCGCAGCCGTTGGCAGCTGCGAGATGGCGGCACCAATCTCGGAGAACTGCTGTTCTGGAGACAACGCCCGAAGGTCAGCGAGCGAAAGGTTGATGCCCTTCAGCGCCTTGTCGAGTGCGTCGCCTGGCGTTGCCTTGCCGATGTTTACTGCCAGCTTTTGAACGGCAGTGCCGAACTGCTCTGTATCGACGCCGGCCAGTTTGGCCGCAAGCGAGTAGCCCTGCAGTGCCTCGACGCCAATGCCGGTGCGGGCGGACAGGTCGTTAAGCGAATCGACGCCACGGTTGACGTTACTGACCAAGGCAGTGACCTGGCTGCCAACGCGAGTAAACACGCTGGACAGTGCCTGCAGCCCGTCAATGATAAGACGGCCAACCTCAATGCGAGACAGCAGGCTCACGCTCCTGTTCAACTGCGTCAGCTCCCTGTCGGTCCTATTGGCCTGTTGCCCAACGCCGTTGAGGTCATTTTCAGCTCTGGTTGCGGCACGGTTGAATTGTTCCTGGCTCAGCCGGCCCTCTCTTAAATGGCCAGTGAGCTCCTGCATCTGGTTGTCGTATCGTTCCTGCGGCGTCAAGTTGGCCTGAATGATTCTTGCAGCAGCCGCTGCAGCACTCGCCCTTTCCCGGTCAGCTTGTGCGGCGGCGTCATTTGCGCCGCTGGCTTCCGCTGACGCCCGATTAAACGTCTCCTGGCTAATAGCCCCAAGCCGCAACAAAGCAGTCAATCGTTCTAGTTCTTCGTTTCTCCGTTCTTCCGCAGTCCGATATTGCTCTGTAACTCTTGCGCCTTCTTGAAACGCTGCTGCTGTTTGTCGCACCTCGCCTTGCAAGATCGCAAACTGCCGCGCGTATTCTTCAGCGTTTAATCCTGCCGCAAGTGATGCTGCGAGACCGTCAAATTGCCGACGAAAGCTATCGGCGGCGGCTTGCGCTGCGCCGTCTGCCGATGACGCAAATCCTGCCAAGTCTCGAATTGTTTTATCGGCCGCCTTGCCAAGATTCTCCAACGCCCGCTCTGCAGGCGTGAGGCTCTTCACGACACCTGATGCGTCGGCGGAAACCTTCATCGCAAGTGAGAGGATATTGGCCATGGCTATTCAAAGATCGCCGAAAGTTTCGCCAACTCTCTGGCCATCTCCTCAGTGGTCTGCGGTGGTTTCTCTATCGGTACGAAATCGGATGCCTTCGCTGCCTTGCCTCGCTCGCTGTACGGTGCCAGCACAGCACTCGTGAGCAGGCCCGTCTGCTGCCATGGATCCGGCAGGGCGTGAAAGTAGCGGGTGAAGGCCACCCACTCCGACAACTCCTGCGAGTCCATGCGACGGGACAACTCCCGAACGGTCATGCCCAAGTGCCCGGCGAGGCGAAAGAGGAACCTTCGCATCGGCCGGGTCTTCAGTTTTTTGCGAGTTCCTCCACATCGTCGGCGGTCATGTTGTTGTGCTTCATCGCCTTGTCAAACAGCTTCGACACGACGGCTGAGGACTTCTTTGCCAGCTGCTCGATGCCCTTCTCATCAAAGAGTCGGTCGCCCGTCTCGGGATGGCACAGGCAACGGGCCAGATACTTCGTCCTGAAGTTGTCGATACCGGTCGCCTTGTTGCCGATCCACTCTCGCTCGTAGCTGTCACGCTCTTCCACGGTCATCACGCGGATGCCGAGCACCAATGGCTTGCCGTCGGCGTCCTTCCATTCCTTCACCGTCACCTTCAGGAGCGACAGGTCATCAGAGGCGAGAATCTGGGCGGCGAGTTCTGCAACGGTCAGGGCCATGAGATCTCCTAGTTCTGGATGCGTAACGTGACGCCGTAGCGGGCCACGTCGTTGACCACGCCCGTCAACGTGAACCGCTCGAGCACGGCCTTGCCTGAGTAGGCGAGTCCGCCGCCAGAGATGGAGACGGCAGCCCGCTTGCCATATTTAGCCGTGGAGATGTTCGCAGTCGTTAGGCACGCTATCTCTATAGTGCCTACGTCAAGCGTCCACGTACTGCCACGAGCCAGCGGCAGCGAGCCGCCGTGCGTGACTCGCAACTCGGTGACCTCGCCAAAGTTGACGCTGTCCCAGGTTGCGGTCACGCCTGTCGCATAGGTAGCCATGACGGTCCTCCGTCTGGCTTATCGCTCAAGCTTGATCGTCGCCTGGCCCCGGATGGCGTCCTGCGTCGCAAGCGTCAGCGTCGAGCTCGTCACGGTGCCGTTCTTGCTGGACACGCCAGTGAGGGCCGAGCCGCCGATGGTGAGCACAAAAGAGCCAGTGCTGCGGTCAGCGATGAACGTCTTCCCGATGTAGTCAAACGTGACCGAGCGGCCGGTTTCGCCAGAGGCGGCACCAGCAAGCGGGAGCTCGAGCGTCTTGGCAGTCTCGCCAGCGGTCTGGCCGAGATGGCCTACGGCAATCTTGTCTTCGTCCGCCGTCGGGTCCGTGGCACTGACCACGATGTTGGTGACCGTGTAGGTGACGCTGTTGAACGTCAGAACTGTGCCGGAGCCATCATGCGGTGTCTCGAAGGCCATCTGCTAAATCTCCTGCCAGAGGATGGAATACTGTTGATTAACCGTCAGGATCGGCGGCAAATCGCCGCCTGCCAGTTGCACCACGCCGTCGGATTCGGTGTCGAGCGACACGTTTCTGACGCTCACGTAGTTTGCCACCGACGTACCGTACCCATCCAGAACGGAGCGGCACTTGTCGGCAATGTCTCGGGCTTCGCCGTACGTCTCAGCGAACACGTCCACAGCAAGCAAAACCACGCCCATGCCCATCGGGCCAGAAAGCGTCTGGCTCCGCTGGACGCCCGTACGTCGCCACGTAATGAACGGCAGCGACGCCGATTGCGGTGCCACGACAGGGTAGACACGCTGGCCCACGGCAGAGGCCACCAGTGGGTCGGCGACCAGGGCGTTAGCCAGCAGCTGCTCTGGGCTCTTGAGTGGCATTAGCCTTCGACTCCGG